GCCCGGTGGGATTCATTCGTGGGCTCTTACCCGCTCTGAGCCCCCCTCCACTGGGGGAAGGGGCTCTGACCACTTGAAACCACTTTCACTGTAGGATGGTTTTCTTCCATACGGTAAAACACTTTTACAATGAAACTCGCAAAAGCCTCGGTCCTCCCAAAGGGAACAAGGCCTTTCGAGGGGGAGCTCGCCACCGGCTTGGCCGGTGGTGGTTCCTCACCCGACTGGTTAAGTGGTCGCTTCGGACTTATTTTCCTGAAGCTGAGAGTCCTCGGATGTGGAAGAGTGTGGCGGTTTTCCTGATCCGGGTCGGGAGGTGCTGGACTTATGGAGGTACTATGCAGGCTCTTGACTTTGTCAAGAAAACCCGCACCTCCTTTCTGTTCAGTCTCTCGACCCGGGACCGGAAGGCTTCTTACCAAGCTAGGCGGAAGGTAAGGCGAGCCTTTGGCCCTCTCGTTAAAGTGGACAGACTGCATGAGGAGTCGGACCTTACTGTCCGAGCTCTCCTCACAGTCCTAACCCTTATGAGAGGTGTCAGGGTGAAGCCGGTTCTCGACGTCACTGCCATCACTAGTCCTTTCACTGGCACTGTTAGCGCTCAGTGGGGTAAGTATGTCTCGGGGTTTTGGGAGTGTCTTCACTCCCTTACCCCAGAGGCTTCCGCCCCGGTTCACTGGGAAAAGTTCCATCTTTCTGTGAAGAAAGGCCCGTCTGCTCAGCATGCTGTGCAGGCGTGGCTTACCGATTATATCGGTCTTCCGGAGTCCCTAAAGGAGCACCTTTCGGTGGTTGGCGGACCCCGCCTTAAGCGGGTCCTCCACCTTATGGAGGTCCATCTGGAAGGCCTCTTCAAAACGTTTCGCCCTAAGTATTCGGGCGTTATCCGTCGAATTGAGGCCATTCCAGATTCGGAGGGCAAATCTCGTGTTGTTGCTCTCCTGGACTATTGGTCTCAGACTTGTCTGAAACCTCTCCATACACTTCTTTATAGGATTCTGGAAAAGATTCCACAAGATGTAACTTTCGACCAAGGGTCCTTTGTAGAAAAGACCCGGAGGTGGAGTGACCGGGTGAACTGGTACTCTGTGGACCTTTCTAAGGCCACTGACCGGTTCCCCATCACTCTCATCTCCCTGGTTCTTGGTGGGCGGTTTTCCCCCCAGTTCGTGAAGTCTTGGG